TGCCTGCATAGTAAGAATCTTTAGTGTATGGGGCAGGTAATGGCACCCTGTAATCGTTTTGCGCTCCTAAATCTACCACCGATTGAACGATAGGCAGGTAGGGGTCTATTATGCGTGTTGTTTCGTGTGTGTAGCCCATATTATTTCTTTAGATGTACCACAATATCCCTGTGGTCGGGTGTTAGGTTACGGCTTACTATTTTGAATTTATGCTTCATTATATCAACCGTTCTGTCATCTTGGTAAAAATGCCCGATTAACATTCTATCTCCTAACTTGTATTTAGTCCAGTCATCGAAATCGGGGAACTCTGCTTTAAGTTTATCAAAGTTACTAATCATTATCACACAATCACCGCCCTTTTTCATCACTCTGTAAATAGATTGCAGATACTCTTTGATGGCATCATTTGAAAAGTGGCAAAATACTCCGTAACTGAAAACGAAGTCGATTGAGTTGTCCGGTATGCCTGTGCATTTGTAATCTTGATTATCCAACTCAATGTACTTCACATTATGATACCTTACTCCATCATGTATTGGTATTACATCTATTCCGATTACAACATCGAACTGCTCTGATAGTACCTTAGTAAATACACCGCCACCGCATCCTATTTCTAAGCAGGTTTTATTGCTGAATGGCACAATAGTACGGTTAATTACCTCCTGTATGCCTATCCCATAGGTAAACGCTTCATAGTAGCCATTGCTGCCCCAAAAGTTAATGAATTGCTCTTTGGTGAAGTCCATACTAATCTTTTACCCCCCAGTTAATAAAATAAGGTTCAACAGGTAGATAGTGCCTGTATGCTAACCCTCCGTACGGCTGCACCGGAATACCTGCAAGATTCATCAACCCGGATAATAACGCTTGGTCATGTCGGCTGCTGATAAATTGCGGATTAATAGATTCGTTGTGATGAAAGCAATTTTTCTTTGCACCCTCAATCCATTTCTCAAAGATAGGCATAGTCTTAGGATGGTCGAAGTCAAACACAATGCAACACGCCATAATCTGGTACATGGTAATCACATCCCTATAGCTATTTAGCCCTAAGAACTTGATTTGATGGTCGGGTATGTACTTGTGTAACGGATGGCCTTCGTTGTTCCATGCTACTATTCCATGTTCGGCAGCTAATGCCCACAATGGATCGGGATTCTGGTGTACCCGGATTGTGGAATCGCACCAAATGATTTTCCGGTATCCCATCTCCAATGCCTCCGCTACCATGAACGGCTTGAATTGATACGGCATATTCTGGTGATTCCATGACTTACCCCACTTCACTGTATTAGGCCAGTCACCGAGGTATATTTTACGTTCAAGGTATTCATCCACATACCCATCCACACTACGAAAGTGAGTATCGTAGTCGGGTGCCTTGCGGTCTATGCTGCGAATCAGTCCTAATTGTGCCTCGTTGTAGTTCTCCCTGCCTGTGGATGAAAGGGATACAATTACTTTACCGGATGTTATCTGGCCCATATTACATTCTCTAAATTAGTTAATAAACATTTCGTTAATCCTGCCTTATTGCAGTAGTCCTTAATCAGGTGAAATAAATCTACATTACCATTATGTTCAATACATACCATCTGCGTATGCTTAAGGTTAATTTGTTCGAGTATCTCATAATCCACGCCCTCGGCATCAATAGAGATGAAATCAAAGTATTTAAATGGGGAGTTCTTTACCAGGGTGTTGTAAGTCCAAACCTCTGTCATTCGCTCTTTGAACTCCGTACCCGGCCATCGTTTAGTTTCGTTGCGTTTGATTGTACTAAGTAGGGATACATCGCCCTTGCCTAAATGGTTTCCCATCTCATGAAACGTACAATGGCCATCCGTTTCGCCTATTGCTACGTTGAACTTATGTACCATAGGATTGGCTAAGATGCGGTTAAATGCTTCTTCGGATGGCTCTACCAGTACACCGCTCCAACCCTGTAGCTGCAATGCGTAGGTATTGGACAAAGTTTGTCCATCATTCGCCCCAATGTCAAGAAAGAAACCTTTTCGGGATTGGAAGTAGGATAGGATTATGTCCTGCTCGTTGTTTTGGCTATATCTCATTTAGTGTAGTTTTCGTTGTAATACTCCTCCCCTGTCATTTCCTTAAAGTTAGGTTTTGATGCCCTAATTATCTTTCTGCCGTGCGCCTTTGCTATCTGCTCTGCAAACATTTGATTTGCCTGGTTAACTATCTCCTGTTTCTTTTCGTTGTATGCCTTCCATCCCAACTCACTACATTGCTTTTGAATTTCGCTTAGCTTATTAACTAACCATTGTGTTGCAGGTAATTGCATGTTATTTGTTTGTTCTAAATTGATAGTGATATAATTCCTTCTCAATCTTCACTTCACTCTTAATCAACCCAGCATTGTGTATAGCCGTTGCCCACGCATAATCTTCACCGATACGTATATCCATGAAAGGGAATGCCAGCGCTATCTCCCTGCGTATGGGTACAATGTGATTCGGGTACCTGTAATAAGCCCCGCCCTTCGCCTCATAGCCGTAATCCTTTGATATGTACCACTTACGCTCATCCCTGCCATCTGTGGTCATTGTGCCGTTAAATACGATAGCATCCGGATTAGATTCGGCTGCCGTTAGGATGTCTTTAACGTAGGTACTTGCAACCATATCATCATCATCAATGAATACCACGTACTTTCCTGTACTTCGTTGCAGGAGTAGATTACGTTTGCGCCCTGTAGTCATTGCACCGTTATCTGATTCGGTTAGAACTTCAACCTCTGGTGTGCGTTGCGGTGTAAGTACCTGGAGCAACTGCGAAAGATAGCCTATGCGTTGTGGGAGGGTGCAGATTAGGATTGATAGGGTCATACATTCTGTTTAGGAAACCCGGCTTTCGACCGCCGGATATAGGTTATCTCATCAGCACGGAAAAACGATTGAGTATGATTAAGCAGCGCATCTACAGGCTCACCAGTCCATGCCGGGTGGTAGTGGTCAAATATCCGCTTATCTACGTATTTATACGCATTTATCTGCTTTGCCACATCCATAGCCTCGTTATCGCACCAAAGGGATTCATATTGGGGGTGGTAGATGTACCCGAACCGCTCATAATACGTTCTACCCATGATACTCATTGTAGGTAGCAGGTGATTAACCCGCCCATCGGGAAAGTGAATGAATAGGTCTAAGTTACCCTCAAATGCGTTGATAATGTCAATATCGAAACCCTGCTTAAGAAATCGCATATCATCGGACATATTCACAACAATATCGCCTTGCCATCCTTCCATGCCCCGATTGATGGCGTGTACCTTGCTTTTGGATTTACCCATTGTGATAAACACATTGGGGAACTTTAGCAGGTCGGATAACTCATTCGAGTTTAGCGTAACGGTGTCATCATCATCAACCGTTAACCCTACTGTGTACTTCTTCGAGTGTGAATATGCCTGAATGGTAGCGAATGCGGCAGCCATCTTTTCGGGCCGGCTACGTGTAGCGAAGTTGTAATGTATGTGCATGGTTTCTGCTCGTGTTTCACAAAGATAGCAAATATCTTTGGAGTGGTTCATCTGTAACCTACACTTTTGTTTTCCACAATAGATACACAATTTATACAATCGGGTGGGATTTGGTGTCGGGTATTATCTGAATGATGGTAGTCGGCATTGGGTTGTCGGGATCGTTGGCAACCTGTAGCGGGATTAGTTTGGATGCCAAGCGGTAAAATTCGGTGGGATTTTGTTCGCCCCATTCCAACATATTAACCCCTGGCTTAAGTTGCATTTCGTGGAACGCATCAGTAATAACCTCACGTACCGAGCGGGTGAAGTGATTAACCGCCCCTTTTGTTCTGCCTCCAGTCTTTTTTCCCTTTGCCATAATCTAAAAACCTCTATTTAATTACAAAGGTACTCACATACCGCCCAAACCACCAAATTCTCACATATTCCATGTCAAATTCTCACGTAACACATTGATAATGAGTGAATTATTCAATATTCTCAAATTCTCACTCACCCTTTAGTATAGTATAGTATTAGATATATAAATATATAGAATTATTATTTCTTTAAATTCTCGAGCAAGTGAGAATATGGGTAGTTAGCCTATGATTATCAATTAGTTATAAATTCTCAGTAGGTGAGAATATTGAGAATTTGATGGCAACGAAATGATATAGTTTATCGCTCACAAATGTTGGTTTTATCAATCAAACACGGCATCAATGTGTATAATAAACAACAAAAACCCCCGATGTAGAAACACCAGGGGAAACCAAAACACCACATGAAATATTATCTCAGTCGGTTATGTATCGTAACCAACTACATTTTCTCATACTGCCCATGCGCAACCCTCTTAATCACCCTTGCAAAGTCAGCCCTACGAATCGCATTAAAAAACCTCTTAGGCTTAATGTTGAACCTAATACATAGCAAATCTACCTCCTTTGTGGTAAACTTTGGCGGTAGGTTATCAACTAACAGGCGAAGGTCTGCAGGCAGTCCGGATTCGGTTTCAGCGCATAACTCACTAATTATCGATATAGTACTCTCTGCATAGTACCTGTACAGGTTATATGCTTTGTTGACTATTTCCACCGTTATAACGGGTTTTAGTGGATTATGACAGATACTTACCACATGACACATCCGGGGAAAGTATGCGCTCATTTTAGCTTCCGCGCCCATTATGTACTGCTCCGCTTTGCCTGCCATCCGGCTATTCGCATCCGCTAAATTCTGCCTGTAGTACTTCGTGTACAGTGTTTTCGCATCCGGTGTAATCTCAATTCGTATGGGCGCACAATCCCCGGCTGCAAATTCTTTGTTAATCCGGTAAAGGTGAGTAACTAAGTCCTTCCACTCCTTGCACATTTGCCGGCCACCGCTAAACGGGTCGGCATCTTCATTGAGTTTTATGTAATCGGATTTTACCATTAGGAAACGGCTTGCGAATCCTGATTGAATTTTATCAGCCCCGAATATGTGTGCTAACCTTGATGGCTGCGTTCCCATCAAAAGGGATATGTTAAGAGATTTAACTACCCTTTCTTTCTCCCGATCCGCTCTGATTTGAGTGTACCTGCCTCCGGTGAATGCTTGAGTAAAGAAAGATATGGCATCGTTATTCGCTTTATGCGCCCCTGCATTTAGGATAGTTTCCGCTTCATCATGGTAAACACCCATCCCTGCCTCCTGGTCTTGCATTAGGGCTATGTAACCCTCCGTTGTGCCATCAACTGCGAATGGGTGAAAGCGTTTGGGTTTAGGCTTGCTGAATGATTCCTTATTGACATTAGCGGCTGCTTTCTCAAGTAGCCAGTTATCCATTGCTAATTTGTAGGCTGCATCTTCTGATTTCAGCAGGTCGGCTAATGGTTCCTCACACATAGCTTTGAATGCCGGAGTCTTACCAACCGATACCGGGGCAATCATTATGGCAAATACGATGTTTTTAACATTGTGGAAGTCGGATGTATAGCAGTTCCCTGCAAGCGAGGATATAGTCCATATTCCGGCGGTTGCGAGAAACTCCGGGCAAAGACTCATTTCAGTTGCTACTTCGTGCAGCGAATTGTTAATAATTTGTGGGAAAATACTAAACGGGTAACCCTGTTCTACGGGTTCAATGCCTATGTGTTTGAGTACGGCATTCCAATCCCTGCCGAGGTGGTAGAACAGAATAAACGATGGAGGCAAGCACCAGACAGGATACTGCTCTTTGTTGTGCCAATGGGGAAAGTTACTCATGGATGCCGAGAATATCATAACCCTGCGAGCGTTGTAGTACACTTTAGCGGATATGCCGGCCGAATCACTACCCTTGCGGCGGTAGGCTTGAAACTTATCATTCTTACCGTAGCGGTAGCCCTGTATGGGTAGTAATCCTATTGATTGCAAAATAGTGTCAAACGCTTCATCTGTAATACCCTTGTCAAATTCTGCCAACTGCGATTCATACCCCGCGGGGTAGCTGATAGCTTTCTTGCTTGGGTCATACTTTGGCTTGTATTCGTTAAAGTATTGTGAAACTTCTATAAGGTAGTTGTACTCCGATTCGGTTAACTCCTGCACATCTTCCATACTTTGGTGAAATTCTGTATAGCCGGGTGTTGGAAATGTGTAAACTACAGGCCCATTAGAATACAGGGCGATAACCTCGTTACCCTCCGGGGATTCTGCAAGCGGTGTTTTGCTCGGTAGTGCTGCGTAGTTTAGCCATACGTGGTAACCTGCGTTGCGGGTTTGCTCAATGAATACCTTGCTAAAGATTTCCGATGCCTCGTTGGTTATAATAGCCATCCACTTACTGAATAGTTCTCTATCCTTTGTATTCTTTAGGTCAAAGTCAAGGCATCCGTAGTTATTGCCTGTAAGAATCATTAACCCATTATCCGTAGGGCGGAGGTGCAAGTCATCCGGGTTAGACCAGTTGCGATGTGATACGGGTTGTTTAGCCTGGCTATCCCATTGTATGGGGATGACTTTTAATCCAAGTGATTGGTAGTCGGTGTATTGGTGCATGGGTGGTGGTGGTTATAGGGTGTCAAATATAGTTAACTGTTGGTTATCATAGTTAGTTTTATGATTCGACCATATTGCTTCGGTAGTTTTAATCTTAACAGTTCCTACTAAATCAACTACGCCTTTAAATGGCAACCAATTAGCTTTCGTATTTTCGCATACTATTGCTTGACCATTTCTGCTCTTGCACCATTCAGAAAGGTTATTAAAATCTATTGTCTTATTGCTATGCTTGTATTTGTGGCCACCAAACTGATAAGGCGGGTCAATAAACCACGTACACTCTTTATTTTCAAGTTCATCGTAGCTTAAAAGTTTTATTTCCCAATGTCTTATTTTGTGTAGTTGACTTGCAATATTCTTTAAAAATGTTTTTGAGTTTTGCTCGCCCAATTTTGATGTAGTATAGTTTGGGGTTGATACTCCTGCTTGACAAGAAAATCCAAGTAAAAGCATTTCATCTTTTGTCAAACCAAATTTTCTAACATCATCACCTTTTTTCAATATTGGTAGCTTTAAAATATCTTGCTCACTTGCATTTTTAAGATAGTTCCATACATCAACTATAACAGGGTATTTATCTACAAGTAAAACATCATTCTGCCAATACTTCAAGCTATACCTTGCACTACCTGCAAATGGCTCAATTATCTTATTATATTTTGGTGGTGGATAATAGTCCACTATTTTTGATTTACTTCCGTAGTAACTAAACATAATTTATAATTTATCAAATAATAAAAAGAATTCCTCCGGCGTATGCACAAACTCATAAATCCCCCCCGCTTGCCGTTCCCTTTGCTGCTCGGCAAGTTGTTCAGGGCGGGGGCGGTCGGCACCTACTTTAATTTCTATCATAACTGATTTTCCTTTCACGGTTGCCGAAATATCAGCCGTACCCTTCCTTGTTGCGGATGGGATAAACTTCCCGTTAATCTGCCTGCCCATAGTATTGATTCGTGTAGCCCGGTAGCCCGACCAGTTCAGGAAGTTAATAATAAACGTAGTCAGCCCATTGGATTTCGTTACCATAGGCGTAGGGGGCCCGGTGTAGAATCCATCCTTTACCACGTTCGGGGTACGCTCTAAAGTGTAATTATAATGGGCGGTGTTATATCTTATCTTCCAGAGGGGGGGTTGTTTCATTAGAATAATGTTGATTGAAGTAAATAAGGCTCTAATCTTTTGTTGGCAATATCAATATACTTTTCTGACATTTCGCTGCCGATAAATTTACGGTTAGCCCTTAATGCCGATTCAGCCGTGCTGCCAGTACCCATAAACGGGTCATAGATTATACCACCTTCAGGGCATCCGGCTAAAATAGGCTTCTTTATCAATTCATCGTTATACGCTGCATAATGCTGATTAGAAGATGGCTTTGTAGGTATATCCCAAAAATCAGAAACGCTGCCGGGGTTTTTGCCTAATGGGTTAAATGATACTGCATTTGTGGCCAACATATCGTTATTCATAGATTTAACACCTTCTTTATAAATATGCCGTTCCCCATCATTTCTTTTATCGTTTGCGTGTATGTGCTTAGACCTCACCGCATCTAAATCAAAATAATACTTTTCTGATTTTACCATGAAGAAAAAATACTCATGCTTTTTGCTAAACCTATCAGTAACTGATTCAGGCATACCATTACGCTTTGCCCATACTATATCGTTGCGAACTATCCAACCTCTATCAATACAACCAATGGCAAAACGGTGAGGGATAAGGAGGAGGCATTTGTGTATTGTTTTGGATTGCTCAATTACCTGAATAGTTGCATTTTTATTTTTCGGGTCAAAAGTGCTTTTACCTTTTAATCCGCCCGATTGAGTACCATAAGTATCCCCCAAATTAACCCAACAAGTGCCATCTGGTTTCAATACCCTGTATATTTCATCCATTAATTCCCAAAGGTGTTCAAGGTATTGATTGTACGTTGGCTCTAAACCCCATTGCCCTTCATAGCCGTAATCTCTAAGTTGCCAGTAAGGAGGGGAAGTAATTACACAATCTAAAAAATCGTTAGGCATACGTTTTAGCGTTTCCAAACATGGCTCGTTGTAAATCTTATTTAACTCAATCATAGTAGGCTATTCTTCCGTGAATCCAAATTAGTCAACTGCTTCCCCACCTTATTCGGCAAAGGGTATATCCGTTCAAATTCCTTGTTCGGCATCCAACGATTATTAACCCAATGGTAAAGTACCCCGTTGCGGATTGTAGCCATAGTGTTTAGCCGAAAGTATTTTCTTTCGATGTATTGGTGGATGGTCATGGTTTGTGATTAAGGGAGGGGTTGATTTGCCCCTCCCTGGTGAGTTAAAAGGGTAAACTTTGGTCATCAATAGATGCAGCGGCTACCTGTGTATTCGGTGCCTTAAAATTCCCAATATACTGCTTCTTTTCCTGTGCATCCCTTTGCTCCTTAGTCTGTGATACTTGAATGCTGCCAATGTTACCGTACTGATCGGCGGTATCATTCACCCATAGGGTAAGGTTAAGATACTTCTTACCGTTTTTGGCTTCGGTAATTTTCTCTTTCGGGATGTCTGATAGGCAGATGCTGCCTGTGTAGAATGTAGCCATGTTTAAGACTGGATATAGGGAGCCAGCGCCTTTAATAGTTATAGGTATGGTTTAATTACGTTGTAAATTGCGGTTGCTAATTCTTTAGCATCGTTTTTACCCATTCTGTTTTTTAAGAAATCTTGTATTGTTACTGGTTTTTGTGTTTTTTGAGATACGTACTTTTCATTCATTTTTTTATGATACTCACTCATTAATGTAGTGTAAATATCAAATGTAAGTGAAGTAATCAAATCGGTGGCAATAAATGCCCCATCTTTATTTTTCTCTAAATACCCTGCATTTCTCAATACTGTTGATAATGCAAGACTTACTTTAAACAATTCGCAAACCTCCTTATTCCGGAATGGCTGCTTTTCTTTTAGATAATCAATGAGTAATTGAATTTTCTCTTTATAATCGTTCATAACAAAGCCGGTTAATCAGAGCCGGTATGATTTAGAACCACCTACAGGATTCGAACCTGTATCTCCCCGCATAACACGGGGGCGTTATCCCAAGTCGGTATTCATTCCCGATTACGCCAAGGTGGTTGCCATTTTCTATTTAAGCGTCACCGCTACACTCGTGGTAGAAGTTTTCGCAGGTGGGTAATGAGTTTCTACTTCGCCATGAATATTAACTACTTCAATTCCTGTTTTTGGAACACCTTTTAAATACGTTTCAAAATCTTTTATTGAATTATTTATTAAGGTTTGTTCTGTGTACAATTCATGAAGTGTCATACTCCCGCAGTTACTATAATCATACTTCACCCCAACCTCCCGAATATCAACCTTCGCATTGTGATACTGAAAGGACTTGCCATGTTTCTCAGCATCATCCAGTACGATGGCTTTGTACGCAGGCATTGAGGTAAGTTGCTTTACTACTTCCTCCAGGCATTTCATCCGGATGTGTAACTCCATAGGGTTAATGCGGCCCTCTAATACTTCTTGGAAGATTTCACGTACAACCTGTGTGCGCTCTTCCTTTGTAGTGTGGTTAAATTTAATCAGTTCCATTGTCTGTAGTGTTTAAAAGGTTAAATGTTGATTGTTGTGCTTCGGTAAGTTGGCATTCTGTACGTACCCAATCGTAAACGGTTACGGTACTGCCTTTGATACATTCCCCATCTTGAATTTTTACGATAGCGTTTTGGAATTGCTCATCTGTTAGGATGCGTTTGGTTTTCCATGTTTCGGCAGCTATATCGTAAATGCTGCCATTAATACCTACTGATTCCATTTCCTCTGGCACGTACACCGGCCCTGCAAATACATCCGGAGTGTACCACTTAACACCGTTACTCATAGCCCTTGCAAATAGCATATTACGGGGAAACTTCTCGGTGTTTTTAGTACCTGCTTTCTTTGCATCTTCGATAGTGAAGGTAGAAGTGCCAATGATTTCAGCACCTTCGTAGAAAATAATAGAGCATACTTTGTCGGTCTGCTCCGTTACCCGATAGTTGTACTTACCCGATGCTTTTACCATTGCAGCCATAACGCCCGCCCCAATGGTAGGCTTACCGCTAATAATGTGGATACCGGACATTGCCGCAAAAGGTGCGATACCCAACTCAGCACCTGCTTGAATTTTTACGATTGCTTGAGCAGCGGATTTGATGTCGGGAAACATTCCCGATTCCGCAAACGCCTTACCGATGCTCATTATTTCGGTGGCGGTGTGTTTTACGATGTTCATGTGTTTAAAGTTTTAGGACTCAAAGATTGGAAATAGTTTTGATACTACCAAAATTATTTTGTAGGTTTGTAAAAATATATTTTAATCATGAATCTACACACAATCTTACAAGACAGAATGTTAAACCTTACCGAAATTGAAAGAAAAGCGGGCATCCGTAAACTGAAATTACACGAATTTCGTAATGGTAAGTCGCAAATTACGGAAGATGAATCATTGAAAATCAAAGAGATACTAAAAGAATTGAAAAAAAGTATAAAATAAATTTGGGTGGTATTGGAATAGAATTATATCTTTGACACATGAACACCTACCTAATCTACTTTAACAACATCCTGCGAGATATTATCCTCGCTCAAAGTTTGCACGATGCGAAGAAGCAATGTGTAAGGATTAGGCGAGATAATAAATACACCGGAGTTTTAACCATTCATTCATTATATTAATTGTATGATAATTAACAATTCATTCCCGGGAGAATCATTCCCTTGTTTAGTGCAAATTAATTGGACTAATGATATAGGATTTTATTTAGCTGAAAACTTCCAAGATGGATTAGATAGTTATACTGGCAATCTCGTTGCCATCTTCAAATGTAAACCCAAACTCAAACCATAAAAACCAAACACATGACAACAGTAGTACTTTCAACCCCGCAATTAGCCCAACAGTATGCAGAGCGTACGGGCTTACAGTATGACCGCAAAGGTAACTCCTTCGTATGTTACGATGATGCCGGAGAGCCTATCTACACCATCAAATTTTACATGCAGCGCACGGAGTTAGTAGATATTCGCACGGTGTATGAAATCTTTAGCCCGAACGCTAATCGGTATGAGGAATACCCTACAAAGGAGCGTATGCTTGAAGATTTAGACTTTAACGAAATGCATATCCCTTACAAGTCTATCCGTTCAACTTATAACAATGGGGCAATTTTGGTAAGCCGGGTATTAATGCAAGAGTTATTTGCCTTGCCATTCAGCGCAGAATACGTAAATTTACTATCTCGTGGTTAGTTTTGGTTTCCCCCTGGCAGAAGTGTCGGGGGGTTTTTATCACTTCAATTTCAAACAATGCACAATGCTAACCAAAAAACTCAAAACAGAACGCTTAAACGCATCCCCCTTTATTACTCTTTACTTGCCATCCACGCCAAAGCAAAGGATAAGCTACTTTGCTCTCCCCGGTATGAAAGGGAAAGTCAATGTACCTATCGTATTGAACTCAAAACTGCAAATAGATAACATCATTAAAACTTGCAGTAACTACTTTCGAATACCGTTTGAGTCTTTGCAATCTAAAAGCCGGATGAGAAATATCGTAGTAGCCCGCCACATAACCATGTGGTATTTGCTGAATCAAACGGAAATCACTTTATCAGAGGTGGGCGGTATATTCGGCAGCAGAGATCATACCAGCGTTATCCACGCTAAGAAATCAGTTAATAATAGCCTTACTTCAAAGTTCGATAACGAGTACAAAACCCATATTGAAAACCTTAACGTAATTTTATGATTTACATTATTGCAGCAATGTTCTTCGGAACCCTTATCATGGCATACAGAATCGGTGAGTATGAGAATAAGCACCGGAGTAAGGATAAGTAAAGATAGTGGGTTCCAATAGCATGAGTCGACACCCAGTAACAAAAGTCAGCATTGCCGGATAGGTGGAAGGCCTATCATTTTTCCACCTTCCTATACCCCTCCTGCCATAACACCGCACATAACCGCTTTGATTTCCGTACAATGGCAGTTTCCGAATCAGTCGGATAAAGTATGTGCAACGCTTCGTGAATTGTAATCTCTAACTTATGCTTAGGTTTCAGTCGGCTATCTATCTCAATGGTATTGGAATCTATGTGGGCTAATCCATACGCTTTTTCCTTCCCTAACTTGCGATGGATTACTTTCATGGTTAGTACAATTTGCCGTTAATTATCTGAAAGTTCTTAACATGAAAATTGCCATCTTTCTCAATAGTAATGTGTGCGAATCCGTGTTGGCTATTGCTTACCAATGGCGAATAGTCTGGTCTAAGTTCACAAAGGCAGCCAGTACTCCAACAACTGATAACTTCTCCATCCAAAGTAATCTCCGGATGATGGGATGCCCTATGAAGATGCCCAACAATAACGGTCTGCTTTGCCCTTAGAAACGCTCCACGTGCAGGTGATACCGGGGCAAATACACCCTTGAATATGTGATGCCCGTGAGTTATAGATAACTTCCCTGCTTTTACAAGTACCTTATCATCTAACAGATGTACCCTTTCTTCATTTAGGCGTAATCTTTCCTCCAGATGAAAATACGGGTCATCCCATATTTCGGATGCTTTTTGTAACAGGAATTTTTCCCATCTTATACAATGGTTGCCCTTTAACCAATAGATATGAGCATCCGGGAACGTGGCACGTAATACCCGAAGAAACTGCTTTGTTGCATCAAATTCCTGTTTAACCGAGCGCTTCTTTGGATCACGCTCGAACCTGCTTACTTGGTGATTATCTATTAAATCCCCGTTGATTAAAATAGTGTTAATCTTATTTTCAACTCCGTAATTAAGTGCTAATGTAACGGCATTAATATCGTGGTATGGAATGTGTAAATCAGAAATCAAAAGAATGTTGTTACAGGCAATCGGTAGCTTATACGGCTTGCGTTCTTCCTGATACGATTCCGGTAACTTATACGGGTTTTTCGGTCTGTCATTCGGCATATAATATTTGGTTTTGATTGCTTTTTCCGGACTCTGATTCTTTCCCTCAATCCTTCGCAGGATGCTGCGTGCTGCTTCCACGTGCTTGAATGATAGCTTATTTTCATTATACATTATACGTGCAAGTTTGAGCGATGGCATTTGCATACCGTACTTATCCCTGTATGAACGTGCTATATCTGATAATGTCATAAACTTGCTTCCACAATCATTTGTGCGATTGAAGTTTTGTAAGTTACCCCGGCCTTTACAACGAACCCCTGCAATATCCAAACGCCTGGAACATCTATATCGCCAACCGTTGTGGTGTAGGTTATCTCATGGTTAGCTATAATAGTTGCTCCCCATGAACCTGTTTCCCCATTGGGTTTTTTGTAGTAAATGTCGGCAGAAGTAGGGTTGTGTAAATTAACCCCTTGCTCTGTTAGTTTTATCGTTACGTTAGTTCCGTTGTAGATCATGATTCAAATATTGAGGTTATAGTTACGTTATAATCATTTGATTTCTGTATTGTTACCGTTGTGCTTTGTTCGTTATCAATAGTAACGGTACTATTCTGCTGACTTACAATATTTACCTGTGTAGTTTGCGCTGATTGAATTGTTACGTTTGAGTTGAACTGATACAAAGGTACAATGAGATTCGCATCAAAACCTGTGAGTATAAATATACCACGTTCGGCGGTGAGTACGGCATCCCCTTCTTTCTGCAATGTGGCATCGTTGCCTGTGAGTAGATAAGTGCCTTTGTCCGCTACGAGTGTGCGAAGTATATCTATTGTGGCTGCGTTGCCTATAAGCGTAAATGTTCCCCTATCGGCTGCAATAGCACGTGAAGCTATAACCCCGGCATCGTTTCCGGTAAGTACAAATGTACCTCTATCGGCTGCGACTGATTTGACTACTTGGAAGTTGGCATCGAACCCTGTGAGTACATACGTTGATTGATCGGCTGCGATTCTACGTGCTGCGGTTGTGCCTGCATCGTTTCCGGTCAGCGTGTAGGTAGCCGTATCGGCTACAACGGTTTTGCCCAGTTGAAAGTTAGCATCACCACCGGATAGGGTGAAGGCTGCTACCGTTGCAGCTATCTGAAATGCACTTCTTAAATCTATTACGTTACCCGTTAGGGTGTATTCACCCCTATCCGCAACAATGGTATTGCCTGTTGCTCCAGTATTACGTAATAGCGTTAAAAGCATCCTTTGCCTCGGTTAATTCAGTTGTTAATTGTATGGCTGCCTTCAAGTCTCCCCTCTGCTTTGCGGCAGAAATCAGCATCTCAAGTTGATTGATTTGCCGTGATAGTATTTCTTTAGTTTCTGCCTGTGTCATATTATTGAATTGCCATTTGTCTGAACATTAGAGTTGATGTGTTCATCAACATATACACATAGATTATAACCGTTGCCCCATCTTGATATTCAACATCAAAAGCCGTATCCCCAACGATGGCAGCGCCTTGCACTACAGGCATAGTATTCCATCCATCCATCGCATTACCTGCTATATGGTATTTGAACCACCTGTTTGTGGCATCCTTTTGTATGTAAATGTTATCTGCGTAGTACGCATACTTTGTACCCGTTGTGAATGTTTCGGTCAAAGGTGCATACGTTACACCCGATACCCATGTGTTAGCGGCTATGTCGTAGTAATCAAGTACGGCACCTGCACTACCTCTGAATGAGTAGATTCTACGCCCGTTGATAATAGCTGATTCGTTTGTCCATGTGCTATTAGTAACACCATAAATCCAATGCCCTGACATCCCCGCTCCGGGTGCTGCTGCCCTTGCTGCACCGGGGGATAAGGTACTCCAGGTGTTGGCACCTATATCGTATCGGTACATGGTAACTGCACCATTACCCATGTAGTACAGGAAGTTATCATTCCCGCTAATTTGATACACCGAAGTTGCATCCGGTGTTGTAGTCCACGTTGCAACGGTGAGCGTGTCGGTTGTGTTTGCCGTAATCGTACGAAGTTGCCCTGCCCCTGTTCCGCTTACAATTCTAACCTGTGAGTTAATCCATTGAGATGCAGTCCATGTCTTACCGGTATTTACCAAAGTGGTTGCCGTTGCGGATGTTGCCGTACCGGAAGCTAATGCCACATAATCCTGGTCATACCAAGAAGGTGTTGCTATCAGTTTGCCATCCGTGGCAAGTGATGCAGCCAATCCGGTTTGAGATAGGGTAGTCCATGTATTTGTTGCGTAGTCATATTTACGGAAAGAACCTGCTGCCAAAGTACCTGCACCCAGTACATACCATACCGGAGTGCATAAACGATAAACCGTAGAAGCAGAGAAAGCCGATGCCTGTGTTGCTACGGTAATAATTGCGTTAGTTCCAATAGTGTTAGAAACGATTTGCAGCGTAACTCCTGCGTTAGGCCCGGATAAGATGTGTATTGAATACCCTGCAAGTGAGCGGGCGATAGTTTGGTTGGTTGTAATTGTAGAGGTAGTACCTGCCGTTGCAGTCAGCGATGAGCCAATAGTTGTACCTGTACTCCATGCCCCTGCGGTAGCGGATGCCCCGGCTGATACCGACCCGGCTAATGCTGGCGAAGGAAGTTGCACCCATCCATCTTCATTAGGGTTATAAAGCCAGGCAGTAGTTGCACCGTTGACATATAACTGATTCTGCTTAAAGTGCCGGGAAGATGCAATGAATGCACCTGCTGCTGATGCCGAAGGTGCAGGGGTTACTTGCTCCCATCTCTTCAAATCTAATATCTGTCTATTTCCGTTAGTTGTAGGCATTATGTTACGTTTATATTTCTTCTTAAATTATCGGCAGTCATTCTCTCAAATGATTGAACCTGTGAGTTAGCAGCCACACCGCCAATGGTGGCAAGGTTGGTTATGTTCCAGGTACCTGATTGGTTGGCAGATACCGTACCGGATACAGGCGAAGTAACCCCCGATGGGTCAACAAGCATACGCCCTGTGAGCGGGTTAACCTGCGCAAGTCCAATAGTACGGGTTAAAGCGTGTATAGCCATCCGCATCGCTTCGATAGCCTGCATTAACTCCTGTGTGGCAGTTACGGGCAGAGGGGTAGTTTCGTTTACATCCTGTGCAACTCCATCAACACCCCACACAGGCTTCACCCTTTGAAACAGGATACCCCCTATATCATCTGCTGCGATTGTTGCACCGCTCCCCGGTGTATATCCTACGTTATCTGCCATTATTGTATTGTTAATAGTCCATTCGTGCCATCAAAGTCAACTGCCAAAGATTCACCGCTATTCAAGGTTAGTGAAGTACCGTAATCATACCAACCAATCAAAGGCCCGCCCGCAGCCGTAGAGTTGTAAACTACTAAGTATCTGAATGGCCCGGTACTACCACCTGTGGATGTCAGAGTAATGTCATTCACTACCAACTTGTAAAGCCCGGCAGTCTGCGAAGATGCAGAAGTAGTGAGGTTACGGGTAGAAAGGTTGGTGTATGTAATTTGCGTAATGTCTGCAAGCACACTATTTGCCGATGTGGGTAAGGTATTAGTTAGTGCAAGAGTAAGTTGGTCTGAACCCAAATTGTGTACCTTTTCAGCAACTGCCTCTACGAACGGGTTGAATTTATTAAATACTGCCATGATTTATAATTGTAGTGTAAAATTACATCAATTCCTTAAGCAAAATTGCCGCCCCGACTTGCTTGCTCACGGCTTCGGGATTGTACTTTCCATCCGCTACAAATTTGCCTTTGTCGTAATGATCGCTATAACTCCATAGGTAAGGAGTAGCAACCGACCGCTTACGATACCCGAATCCGTTATTTGCTTCAAATCTATACAACATATCTTGCACCCCCCAATCTTGCCATTTGTGCCAATTCTTTAACCTAAACCAATCTTCTGCTGATTCCTCCCATGTGTATGACTTACCAAATTGTGGCGGTAGTAATGGCCGGCCTGCAGGTACTTGCCATGTACGGGCGGTTAATGGATCGCCATTGTGGATATGCTTTGAGAAATTGCAACTGCCTTCGAGGTAGTGAACTATCCCCAGAGCGTACCACGGGCATTTGAGATTGAGTTTTGCAGTAACGGAAAGGTAACGCTGCTTGCCTTTAGTAATTAGTGCAACGGCTTTTGCTATTTCGGCTGCTTTATCCTCATCCACTTGCATGGAATCAAACATAGCCTTATACTCAATTAAAGAAACGATAGGTTTTACGGATGCCATAGATTATAATTATTACAATACCTCCGATTATAATTCCGATAAAAGGTACGCGATTAGATTTCTTACTGCTTGTTGATTCTACCTTGCTAAGTGCAACCGTATTACTCACGCTACCCGCTACACTATCCTTTGTAATACCTACCTGCGATTCGGTGCGTTGCTGCTTTACGTTTTCGTATATTATCCGTTGGCGTAATACAGGCACATCTTTATACACGGTATCGTATAGTTCAATAGTCTTTGTATTAAATTCCTGTAGTTCGGTTACGATGCGTGAGGTATCCACTACCTTAACGTGTACCGTATCACGTAGGTATATTGTTGTAGTTTGCTCCTGCGTAGTGGTTTGCGATTTCTTTACACTATTGCATGATGTCATAATCAGCACGAATAGCAAAACCATTGCAAGTACCCACCACTTTACCCAACTGTCCGAATTATTCGGGCTTTTCATCGATAGCTGCATATTGTTCGCCGTTTGCAAGTATTGCGGAAAATACCTCTAATAATGTAGGAAGGAAAGCTATTACCGTTGCCACGCTTGCCATTTGGTGGTCAGTTAGTTTAAATATCTGAAATACCGCCAACACGGTGGGGCCGGATAACAACCCGATAACCCTTTTGGATTTGCGGTACCATTTCGGGGCGGGGTAGTTTACGTTAGTCAGTCCTATGCTTGTCTTTGCCATGTTTAAACTTTTGTATGTTTACAATAATAGTAACGATTGCCGATAGTATTGTGCAGTAGGTAGCCACCTGCGAGGCGGTAACGTGTGCTAACATCCATAAACCCATTGTGAATAGTAACCCCTTTACCGATGTGCTATCTACGTGCTGCTCCATTATTTCTTTTTTTGAACTTTATACAATGAGATGATATAATTATCTATAAGTTTTGCATAGTTACCCCATTGTTCTAAAATAGAAGGCGGGATAGGTACGTTTGCATCCATTACTTTACGGCCTTTCTTGTCATAGGCTACCACGTATGCCGTACATCCGGCATCACTATCTCCTGTGAGTCCGAATATACTCCACGTTATTTGCGAAGTGGTATCTTTTGTAAACTTGTTGGACTCAACATCTTTAATTTGTATTGAGTGTGGAATAGTATCCGTTTGCGTTTGCACTTGCACGGGTGCGGTTGTAGTTAGTGCGATTGAAAGGGCGATTGCTGTTATCATATTACAAAGGTATTAGAATTTAGAGATAATTTTCCAGTTGGTGCCATCTGACATTATTTGAATAGTTCCATATTGTACGGATATTGCGTAGGTAGCAGCCCCATCAATAGTTTCGGATGCGTTACCATCAACGGTTATCGTACCTGCTCCGCTATTCTTAATGATTAGTATTCTACCTGTGCGACCCGATGATGCAGGAAGCGTAACGGTGAAAGTACCGGAAGTACAATCAATAACGTAGTCATCATTGGTGGCGGTGTATGCGCCTGTTTTGGTAACGTAGGCTTGTTTCATTCCGATACCGGAGATTGAGCCGTTGACTTGTAATCTATCAACCGTGTTATCGGTAGTGGTTGCTACAAGCAATCTACCCCCATTGCCTTGAAATACCATATTATAAGGCTGCGATGTTCCCCAATCAAATGTTGAAAATTCTGCATAACTACCACCTATAATATCAAAATAGAATCCTTTATTTGAACTTACAACTCCTGCTCTGCCTGCTGACATAAAATTCCAGTCTGTTGGAATTGAGCCTCCAATAGAGTAACCTCCTAATACAGTTAAATTAGCAGTTTGTGTTGTTGTCCTTATGGCTAATTTGTTTGATATTGTTGCGTTATTCGTAACCGATAAATTTTGAGCCGTTGCAAGTGTGCTTACATTCATGCTTCCATTCACCTGTAATTTATCTACTCCGTTATCGGTGGTGGTATTTATCAGTACCGCCCCGCCCGATGCAATATCCATAGCCCTTGTTGCAGCAGCAGTACCCACATTCCACGTATGCCCTAATGCGTAATAAGATTGAGCCATGTAGGCTAAAGTGTTACGATTGTATGCCTGTAATAATACTCCACTTGATACTCCTCCTGTTGGGGCTACCTCGAATCCCGATAGCCCTGCATTACTTACAACAAATTTATTCGAGGCGTTTGTTGTACCTACTCCAATATTGCCTGAAGCGTTAATAGTCATAGCCACCGCAGAAGCCGAATCCACAATGGATGAGTTACCGAGTGTTGTGCTTGCGGTAAACTTAGGCACCCTGTTCGTAGTACCACTCCCCCCAATGGTACCACCTCCCCCTGCACCAACCTTCACCCATGTACGTTTATACTTAATGTAAAGCGAACTATCAGCCGGCCTTATCAATATCTGCGAACTATCAGCACTCACCCCGGCAGCCGTATCCTTAGTGGGAATACCCAACCCATTAACGTAACGTACCTTAGAACCCGTTTGCTGCCATTGAGCGGATGCTGATAGGCTGCATAAAGTAAGGGTAATTAATAATAATCTTTGTAACATAGTATAGGTTTATTGTACTAAAATAATAATTTTCTCACCCGTAAAGAATGGCACTCCGGCATCTACTTCGAGCGTACCACTTGAGATAGTCCACTTCGCCCCCGTACCCGGTACTCCCGAATAAACAATCGTTTCAAACGATGTACCGCCACGGCTACCATAAAGCATAGTCTTTCCCGCCCCGCCCGGTATAACGATAGAAGTTTCCCCGCCCCCGGCAGTATATTGCAGCACTTGTGTAGTTGTACCGCTAATAACCACCCCTGTAGGCGTTATGGTTGTGCCTGCTAATGAATACGCCCCAGTACCTTGATAGTTTACCTGGTAGGTACTTATATCCTTATTATTGCCCTGTAATGAGATTGATTGTAACCATACTAAGCCCGATACAATAACCAACCCTCCGGCAGTACCGTTATCAATAACAAACTTAAACGATACTATCTCCCTGGCAAGTTGGGAATTGAGCATGAACAGGTACGAATAGTCATCTAACACCACCAAGCCATCGCAGGAGATACTCCACGAAGCCACATCCGGGCGTGATTCTTTGAACCATGCGGATGCTATTCCTGTGGTTTCCATCTCGTTTACGTTCACGCTGAATGTGCAATTTCTTGCACATGCAATAAGCGTATCGGTCATTGCGATTGAGTTGTATCTGTATATGTTTAGCTTTTGGCCGGTTACGGGGGTCATATTATTAGCATTGTGCGCCTTGTTCTAAATCGGTGCCTGTTAATGTAAAGGGTGTACCCTGTGCGCATACAAACTGCCCAGGGGTTAATGTTGCAGCCGGGTAAGAAGTTCCATCACATGCAACGTAATCGCCTAACCAGTTGGCACCCGAATTATTGTACCAATTAAAGCAGGGTGTTGGCGGTGTTGGCGGTATTGAACTTACTAATGTGTACGGCAAATTAGTATTAGATACCTCTAATGCAGTACCGGATATTGTGTTGTTAACGTAATCTA